AACATACCTGACAATTCCAAATAAAAATGCACAAGGCCGACCCATTCAGGTTTGGTTTAACAAACAGTCTGGCGCAACCTATCCAGATGGCGCTGGCACTGTTGTAGAAAGCCCAACAATTACCGTTTGGCCCGTGCCAAATGTTGACAACACTTATACATTTGTTTACTGGCGTATGCGCCGCATTCAAGACGCCGGAGACGGCGGCACCAGAACTCAAGACATTCCATTTAGATTTCTTCCCTGCATGGTTGCTGGGCTTGCATATTATTTGTCAATGAAACTTCCAGATGCTACACCGCGTATTCAAATGCTTAAGGCCGACTATGAAGAACAGTTTAAGCTTGCGGCAGAAGAAGACCGAGAGCGTGCGCCAATTCGATTTGTGCCACGCACTATGTTTTATAGGTGATTAAATGCCTAAAAAACATAAAATAAAAAAATTTGATAAAGGCGGTTTGCTTTCCGAATATGAGAATTATTCAGAAAAATATCCGCTTGCAAAACTTTCGCTTGATTTAGTTCCCGTTACGGGAGTAGCCACTTCTGCTGTTGACACTGTTTCAGATTTAAAAAAAGGAAATTATGGTAAGGCCGCTATTGATGCGCTTGGGGTAATACCCGGCGTTAAAACTATAAAGACCGCAGCCGAAGGTTTAAGAAAAGCGTCTACAGTTAAAAAATATGATAGCCCTCTTTGGGAGGCAGCACGAAATGTAGACAGGGGTTCAGATATTTCGGAAGCCCAAAGCAAGCAAGAACGCAATACCAAGGAAAAGAAAAAACAAAACGTTGCTCAAAGCATGGGTAAGAAAAAAGGTGGAGTTATTCGCGGTTGCGGTTGTGAGCAAAGAGGAAAAACTCGCGGGAGATTTGTTTAAATGCCCAACAGATTTTCATCTGGCAAGCATTCAATCGCTGAATGTGACCGATGTGGTTTCAGATTTAAACTGAAACAACTTCGTAAACTTACGATTAAAACAAAACAAGTCAGTATTAAAGTTTGTAATGAATGTTGGGAACCGGACCAGCCTCAATTGCAATTGGGTATGTATCCGGTTAATGACCCTCAAGCAGTGCGTGAACCAAGACCGGATAACAGTTATTATGTATCTGGTCCTGATTTTGAAGGTAATCCATCCGAAGGTAGCCGTATTATTAATTGGGGATGGAGTCCTGTTGGTCAGGCGGATGATGGCGGGTTAACACCCAACCCATTACAGGGCGCTGGACAAATAGGAACCGTAACAGTAAATATCACTTAGGAGTAATCATGGACAAGAAAGAAGTTAAGCAAATTGCTGACAAAGAAGTGAAGGCGCATGAAAAGCGTTTACACGGCAAGGGTTATCGCGCTGGCGGCAAGACTAGCCTTGAAATGAAGAAGGTTGGTCGAGGCATGGCAAAGGTTTTAAACCAACGCGATTCGATGGGTAAAGTGAAAAAGGTGGGCATTTAAATGGATAACTTTAACTACTTCCCTGCGGAAACCGCCGACCCTATTGGTAAATATACTCAACCTAAAGAATATTCTGTTGATATGGGTGGCAAGGAAAATGTTGGATACCCGACTGAACGTGTAAACACTCAAACCATCCGCACTCGCGGGTGCCGCGCTTGCACGAAGGGCAACAGTCACAGCAAGAAGATGGGTTGATATGAACTACTCAGAGTTGGTATCAATAGTTCAGGATTACACAGAAAATGTGTTTTCAACTACTGATATCAATACATTTATTGAACAGGCCGAACAGAGAATCTATAACTCTGTTCAATTACCCGCGCTTAGAAAAAATGTAACTGGCAATACAACCCAAGATAATAAATATCTTGCAGCACCATCAGATTGGTTATCTACATTTTCAATGGCGGTTGTTAAGGCAAATGGGAATTACGAATATCTTCTTAACAAAGATGTAAATTTTATTAGGGCGGCTTATCCAGCGCCGACAGATACCGGAACTCCAGAGTATTATGCTTTGTTTGACCAGAATACTTTTATTCTTGGTCCAACGCCTAATTCAAACTACACAATTGAATTGCATTATTTTTATTACCCAGAATCAATTGTTACCGCAAATACAACATGGCTAGGTAATAATTTTGATTCTGCTCTTTTGTATGGAACGTTATTAGAGGCGTATACATACATGAAGGGCGAATCTGATGTTGTTGCTCTTTATAAACAGCGTTATGACGAAGCAATGACTTTGCTTAAACAGCTTGGCGAAGGTAAAGACCGTCAAGATGCTTATCGTAGCGGTCAAGTTAGATACAAGGTGCAATGATGGGAATTAGCGTTGAACTTCCAATTCTTCTTGGTGGTGTAACAGTACATACCACAGAAAATCGCGGGTTTACGCCAGAAGAACTTGCTGAGATGGCCCTAGATAAGATTATTTATGTTGGCAGTCAAAGTCATCCCGTAATTCGTGACCAAGCAGAGGCGTTTAAAGGTCATGTCAGGTCGGTGCTGGTTGCTTACATGAAACAAGCGGTTGTGTGTCACAACACAACAATTGCTCAACGCCTCACGGATGCGGGTCATCCTGAGTTAGCAAAACTTTTAGATTAAGGAGCCTATTATGGCAATTTCGCAAGCGATGTGTACTTCGTTCAAGGTTGAACTCTTGACGGCTACGCACAACTTTACTGCATCTACTGGCGATACTTTCAAGATTGCGCTGTACACCTCGTCAGCAACTCTTGGCGCTGGTACTACTGCCTATACCGTATCTAATGAAGTCTCGGGCACTGGTTACACGGCCGGTGGTAATACCCTGACTAACGTTACCCCGACTTCTTCGGGCACCACGGCTTTTACTGACTTTGCTGATACGACTTGGAGTACCGCCACTATTACGGCTCGCGGAGCTTTGATTTACAACAGCAGCAAGTCAGACAAGGCTGTGTGCGTTCTTGACTTTGGTTCGGATAAGACTTCGACGGCCGGAAACTTTACAATCGTAATGCCCACAGCAGATGCATCAAATTCCATTATACGAATTGCTTAAAAAATGAAAAAATGTGTAACGTGCCTTGAAATTAAACATCTGGCAGATTTTTACAAACGTAAAGATTCTTTAGATGGGTTAAGAAATGACTGCAAATGCTGTCGCAAGGCACGTTCTGTACAAAATTATTTTGTAAAACATGAACAAAACAAAGAAGCAAAAAAAAAGCAATATCTCCGTAGGTTAAAAGAAAATCCAAACTACAACGCCGAGCTGTACATGCGTAACCGCGATAAAAGCCTTGCTATCAGTAAAGAGTATTACAATAAAAATAAAGAAAAAGTAAAAGCAAAAGTTAAAGAATGGGCGAGAAATAATCACGGAAAAGCATTGTCTTATTCAAAAATGTATAAGACTAAAAAAATTCAACGCACTCCCACATGGCTTACAGAAAACGATATGTTTTTGATTTCTGAAGCCTACGAATTAGCGGCGTTGCGTACACAGATGTTTGGATTCTCTTGGCACGTTGACCATATAATTCCGTTGCGTGGTAAGACTGTTTCTGGCCTTCATGTGCCTTGGAACCTGCAAGTAATTCCGGGTACCGAGAATATGAGGAAAAGCAACCGATATTTAGTTTAAGGAACCCTCATGGCCGGATGGGGCAGCAATGGATGGGGTCTTAGTTCTTGGGGGGCGGGCGAAGATGTCGTCGTGCCGCTCGGGGGCTGGGGCGCTATTCCGGGCTGGGGCCAAGGTAGTTGGGGTGAAACAAGCAGTAGCGTAAGCGCAGTAGGTGCGGTTGGCACTGTAGAAATACAGACCAGCGTTAATGTAACTGTAGATGCTACTGGCGTTGAAGCAACCGGCGCAGTCGGGACCGTAGATTTTGTTCTTGACTGTGTATTTGAAGTATCCGGAGTTGCGGGCACTGGTGAAGTTGGCGATGTTGCTGTTGAAGGTATTGCCAATGTAGATGCCACAGGTGTTGAAGGCGCGGGTCAAGTAGGCAATGTAGTAGTAAATGCTGCTGCTGTAGTTGATGTAACCGGCGTCGAAGGAACTGGTGTTGAAGGGAATGTAGTAGCCGAGGCAGGTTCAGAAGTTGATGCACTAGGCAATGCCGCTACAGGATTTGTTGGTGATGTAGCAGTTGAAGGTGTAGCAAATGTTGATGCTACTGGAGTTGAAGGCACGGGGCAGGTTGGTACTGTAGTCGCGCAAGCCTCCGCTGTAGTTGATGTAACTGGTGTTGAGGGCGCGGGCCAAGAAGGTACGGTAACGGTTGAGGCTAGTGCTGATGTAGTTGTTACAGGTGTTGTTGCTTCTGGATTTGTTGGTGATGTAGCAATTATCGGCGTTGCAAATGTTGATGTAACCGGCGTTGAAGCAGTAAACGACGAAGGAGATGTAACAGTTCTGTTGAGTCAGAACATACCTGTAACTGGCGTATTTGCTACAGGACAAGTTGGCACCGTTCAAGTATCAGCAAGAGCGCGAGTAGACCTTACCGGAGTTCAGGCAACTGGACAAATTGGCACAGTTTTGGTATGGAGTCAGATAGATGATAACCAGACCCCGAACTGGCAGAATATAGATGACAGCCAAGCCTCTGTTTGGCAAAATATTAACGACACGCAAACACCCTCTTGGGTGCCGATAGCGGCATAGGAGTTTTAAATGGCGAGTACATACTCAAACCTAAAGATTGAACTAATCGGCACCGGGGAGCAGTCGGGTACTTGGGGTACTACGACCAACACAAACCTTGGCACTGCCATTGAAGAAGCGATTGTTGGTTATGCCACGGCAAACTTTACTAGTGATGCCGACCTGACGATTTCGCTTACTGATACTAATGCTACGCAGACCGCCCGTAATCTGGTGTTGAATCTAACTTCTTCGGGTTCTCTTAGCACTACGCGAAATCTGATTGTGCCGACGATTGAGAAGCCGTACTACATCTTCAACAACACTACCGGCAGTCAAAGCATCGTAGTTAAGACATCCGCCGGTACAGGCGTTACGGTTCCGAATGGTAGAAAAGTTCAGGTGTATGCGGACGGCACCAATGTTGTGCCGATTATTGATTCGCTGCCTGTATCTGCAACATTGACCTACCGGCTTCCTCTTACTGATGGAACAAACGGACAGTTGCTTCAAACAAACGGCTCCGGAACTTTGTCGTTTACTACGGTAACTCCGGGCATTTCTACAGGTAAGAGCATCGCTATGGCGATGATTTTCGGCTTCTGAGGATTAACAAATGGCAAACCCTAATATCGTAAACGTAACTACCATCTACGGTAATACGTCCACTACTTTGATTTCTTCGACGGCTGACCCGTTTGCAACGGCGCTAGTCAATAATGCAGCATCCAGCGGCAAGGTCTACAAGATAAATAGCATTGTTGTTGCTAACGTAGACGGCACTAGCGCTGCTGACATCACTATTAAAATCTTCTCGCAAGATGACCTTGGTGGTACTGGAACGGCTATCGCTTCGACCATCTCGGTCCCGGCTGACGCCACTCTGATTGTGACTGACAAGACTACGTCGTTCTATCTTTTGGAAGATAAGTCTATCGGTGCTACTGCAAGCGCGGCTAATGACCTTGTGGTTACGATTAGTTGGGAAGAAATCAATAGTTAAGGGGCATCTATGTCGATGCGCTACAAAGGCGGGGTAATCTCCGCTACGCCTCCTACCGTAACTTCTTCGGTTGCTACCGGCGTCTGGACGCTTTCACAGCAACTGCAATATCTGGCTGCTGGCACTTGGCCTTTGCCCAACTTCACCGTCATCCAAACCTTTACTGCTTCTGGTACTTGGACTTGTCCCACTGGGGTTACTGAGGTTGAGTACCTAGTAGTCGCTGGTGGGGGTGGTGGTGGTTCTGGTTCTGGCGCTGGTGGTGGAGCTGGTGGCTTCCGTACAGGCACGGGATTATCTGTAACTGCGGGAACTGACTACACAGTTACCGTTGGTGGCGGGGGGGCGGGTGGTGCGGTAACCGGGGCGCCACAATATAGTGCAGTTGGAGTGTCCGGTTCTAATTCTGTTTTTAGCAGTATTACTTCTGCCGGAGGTGGGTATGGAGCAAAGAGTGGTGGAACTGGTGGAGATTTAAATGGTGCTTCTGGAGGGTCTGGTGGCGGCGGTGGATTTACAGGTATTGGCGGCTCTGGAAACACGCCTTCAGTAAGCCCATCTCAAGGTAATAATGGTGGAAATGGGGCTTCTCCTGCGCCTTATGGGGCTGGTGGCGGCGGCGGCGCGTCTGCTGTTGGACAAAATGCTCCCGGCAATGGCGGTACTGGTGGGAATGGAACAGCGTCATCTATTTCCGGTTCGTCAGCGACTTACGCTGGTGGGGGCGGGGGCAGCGCCTATGCCCCCGGAACTGCTGCTGCGGGAGGTTCTGGCGGTGGCGGTGATGGCGGAACTTATCCTAATGCTGGAACAAACGGAACAGTAAACACCGGCGGTGGCGGCGGTGGAGGTGGCATGAGTTCTGGTGGCACAGACGGTAAAGCTGGCGGCTCCGGCGGCTCAGGCATCGTCATCATTAAATACATCGTCCCCGCACAAACCGTATTTACCTTCAAGTCTTCTACTAAGTGGACTTGCCCGACTGGTGTAACGACTGTGGATTATCTGGTTGTTGCTGGTGGTGGTGGGGGTGGGGGTTTTTATGCTGGCGGTGGTGGCGGTGCTGGAGGGTTTCGTACTGGCAGTGCATTAAGTGTCACTGCTGGAACGGAATACACCGTGACCGTTGGTGGTGGTGGGGCTGGGAGTTCAACAAACAATGTTGCCGGAAGTAATGGTAATAATTCAATTTTTTCAACCATCACATCCACTGGCGGCGGTGGTGGTGGAACTGCTCAGAGTGGCACGAGCGGCGGTGCTAATGGGCAGAATGGCGGTTCTGGCGGCGGTGGTGGTGGTCGGGCCGGAGGTTCCACGATTACAGGTGGAACTGGAAATACCCCATCTGTAAGCCCGTCACAAGGTAGTAATGGCGGCAATGGTGGTCTTGCACCATCTGGTCAATATTACGCTGGCGGTGGTGGTGGCGGGGCAAGTGCTGTCGGTAGCGCAGGTGGATTTGCTTCTGGAAATACGGCTGTTGCTGGGGCTGGTGGGAATGGAACCGCATCTAGCATTTCTGGCTCATCCGTAACCTACGCTGGCGGTGGTGGCGGTGCGGCTTTTGATACCGGCCCAACAAGAGGTGATGGAGGCTCTGGTGGTGGTGGAAATGGTGGAGGAGCGCCCGGACCCAGTGCCACCGGCACTAATGGAACCACAAATACGGGTGGCGGCGGTGGTGGTAGCGGAAATTTAGGAACAGGAGCTACAGGCGGTTCAGGCATCGTAATTATCAAAATCACAGGATGACAATGGACACCAAGATTTACTTGCTCGTAGGCATCGACACGGCAATGCACCTGCTTCGTCCGGGTGCTAAGTGGGAAATCTCCAACACTATGATTACCCGTTGGGAAGACCCGCGCCCGTGTCCGACTTGGGAAGAGCTCATGGACACGATGGAGAAAATCAAAGCCTTTGAGGACTCCATCAATACCATCCTGCTGCCGGAGCAGATTGAGCAAATCACTGGCTTCCAACAGATGATTGAAGCCGCATGAGAATAGAGAACCTGTTTCCCACGCCGGTAGCGTTCTGGAACCTCACCTTGAATGAGGATGAGAAGGACTATATCCGCAAACTAGAACAGCGCCCAAATCAGGGTAATACGACTAGTAAGGACAACTACCTGCTGGACAAACTGCTGCGCATCAAAGGCTTTGTTAACAACTGCCTAGATGAATACATGACTACCGTACACGCGCCGAAACACAAGGTAGCGCCGTACATCACTCAGTCGTGGGCCAACTATACAAAACCGGGGCAGTATCACCATAAGCACGCTCACCCTAATTCGTTCATCTCTGGCTGCGTCTATATCGCTGCAAAAGGCGACAAGATTTTCTTTTACAAAGACCAATATCAACAAATCAAACTGCCAGCAGAAACATACAATCCGTATAACTCTGAATCTTGGTGGTTTGAGGTTAACGAAGGCGATGTGATTCTGTTTCCTTCAAGCCTGACTCACATGGTCGAGCAGATGGGTGAGGGTACGGAGGAGCGCATCAGCATCGCGTTCAATACTTTCCTGAAAGGCACAATCGGTAGTGCCGACGAACTGACTGAACTGGAGATTTGAGATGGCACACTTTGCTGAACTCGATGCAAACAATGTCGTACTGCGAGTCATCGTAGTGGACAACAAAGAAACCGCAGACGCTAACGGCGTTGAGAAGGAATCAATTGGCGCTGCTTTCTGCGAGCGTCTGTTCGGTGGCACTTGGAAGCAAACCTCCTACAACGGAAAGATTCGCAAGAATTATGCCGGTATCGGTTATACCTACAACGAAATCCGTGATGCTTTTGTGGCCCCTCAGCCTTATGCGTCTTGGGTGTTGAATGATGCTGCTCAGTGGGAAGCGCCTGTACCTATGCCAACCGATGACAAGCGTTATTCGTGGAATGAAGCAACCCTGTCGTGGATTGAAACCGAAGGACTGTAACTATGAGCAGCCGCTACCCCGGTGGTTTGATTACCAAGACCCCTGTAGTGCCGACAACAGCGGCTGCACCGGGTGTGTGGACTATGGAGCAGGCGCTCCAATATATTAAGGCAGGAACGTGGCCGCCTTCCCTCAAAACCGTAGAAATAAAAATATGGGGCGCTGGCGGTGGAGGTGGTAATTATGGTGGGAGTTCAGGTGAATTTGGAGGTCCGGGTGGGTTTGCCACAGCAACATTCAGTGTTGCGCCGGGAACAGTCCTTACTATCATAGTTGGCGAGGGCGGCAAGCAAGGTACAGCCGATAAAGCCGCGCCAAATGGCGGTGGCGGCAAGCAAACCGATTCCGGTTATTGGTCTGGCGGCGGAGGTGGATTGTGCTCAGTTTTTGTTGGCTCTGGAATTACTTGGAGCAATATAACCAGCGCAAGTGGTACGTTAACCTCAAAGGCTCTTATTGCTGCCGGTTCTGGTGGCGGCGGCGGCTACTACGTTACTAGTGACGGTGGTGGCTGGGGTGGCGGTACATCTGGCGGTGATGGGTTTAATCGCACTGGCGGCTCTAGTGGGGGTAATGGAGCGGGCGGCACCGCAACGTCTGGTGGGAGCGGTGGTATTGGCGGAGATGGTGGCGCTAATGGCTCGTTTCTAAAAGGTGGGGATGGCGGCGGCAGCGGCAGCGGCACTACTGGTGGTGGCGGTGGGGCGGGTTGGTATGGCGGTGGCGGCGCTGGCAACCAAAACAGTGGCGGTGGCGGTGGTGGTGGCTCTGGCATGATTGCATCCATTACTAGCGGAACGTCATTGCCAACTGGAGTGAGTGCTGTATCAGGAAATTCTTTTACAACTCAAACGGGTACTGGTTTAACTGCTCCCAATAATTCAGATGGGGACTATGTTGCCGGGCGCGGTGTAGGTGGCGGCAGTAGCACTGCTGGCGGCAATGGGTTAATTGTAATTTATGTTAATGGCGTAAAAACTTCATACAGTTACACAGGCGATGTTCAAACTCTTACGGTGTAATCATGGACACAGAAATCAAAATTAATCTAAACACAACAACCATCCCAATTGAAGTTGTTGAAGTGCCCATAACAATCATTGAAATACTTGAAAAAGACGGCAAGCGTTATGCTTGGAATGAGGCAACCTTGTCTTGGGTAGAGGTTGATGGGCTGTGAACCTGCGCGTTGCAATCGCCGCCCTTACTCTTAGTGCTTCGGCGCTAGTGGGTATTGCTGTACATGAAGGGTATAGGGGCGAAGCCTACCGGCCTCTGGCCGAAGACGTTCCGACGATTGGTTTTGGCACTACTGAAAACGTCAAAATGGGCGACAAGATTACACCCGAACGTGCGCTAATAAGATTGCTAAATGACTCATCAATGTTCCAAAAGGCGGTCCAAAGATGCGTTAATGTTCCACTCTACCAATATGAGTTCGACGCTTACGTCTCGCTAACTTACAATATCGGTGAAGGAAACTTCTGCAAAAGTACGTTGGTTAAACTACTCAACCAACAAAAGTACGACGAAGCGTGCGCCCAAATTCTACGCTGGGATAAGTTCAAGGGGCGTGCTTTACCGGGCCTAACAAAGCGCAGGCAGGAGGAGTTCAAACAATGCTCGGGCTTTTAGTTAATCGGTGGGTGTTAGGCGGATTGGCCGGGCTAATAATGCTCGGCTTTTCGTATTGGAAGGGTTACACTCACGGCAAAGATGTCGTGCAAAAAGAATGGGATGCCTACAAAGTAGTTCAGGAACGTGAAGTGCAAGCTCAAGCAGACAAATCGCGACAAATTGAGCGACAAATGCAAGCCCATGCCGACATTATTCAGAAGGAGCGTATTCGTGAAACACAGATTGTTAATCGTCGCTACAACGCTCTTATTGACAGCGTGCGCGACCGCCCCGAAGCCCGTCAAGACTCAGTGCCCGCAAGTACCGACAATGCTGTGGGATGCACCGGAGAGGGATTGGCAAGGCCAGATGCAGAATTTCTTGCAGGGTACGCTGCCGATGCCGCCAGACTCCAAGCCCAATACAACGCCTGCCGCGAAGCCTACGAAGTGATTCAAAATGCCGCTCAGTAAACTTGTATTTAAACCGGGAATAAATCGCGACCAGACGAATTATGCGTCTGAGGGTGGCTGGTACGAGTGCGACAAGATTCGTTTTCGCTCGGGATTCCCGGAAAAGATTGGTGGTTGGCTTAGATATAACGAAACTCAATTTATTGGAGTATGTCGTTCACTTTTTAATTGGGTTACAACTGACGGCAACAATCTATTAAGCCTTGGAACAAATAAAAAAGTATATGTTGAATCAGGAAACTTTTTATTTGACATAACTCCAGTAAGAGCGGTATTTATTATTCCATCATCCACCACATTAAATGGTGAGGTTGGTTCTGTTACGGTAACAATTACATGAGCGTACTAAATACTACCAATGGCTCCAATCAGATTACTGTTACGTTAGCCAATCATGGTGCGTTAAACGGTGATTATGTATTAATCCAAAACGTTAATAGCGCTGTTGGTGGTATTCCCGCATCTGAAATAAATACAAACCATCTTATTTCTGGCGTAACAACAAATACTTTTATCATTACTACCACGACAGCAGCATCATCTGCTGCTTCATATTCTTCTCCAATTACGTTTATTTTTGATATTCACGCTGGAGTTGCAACTGGTTCATTTGGCTATGGATGGGGTGCTGGCGGCTGGAGTCGTGGGGCTTGGGGTAGTGCATTTACTTTACCAATTGTTACCCCGCCAAGATTATTTTCACAAGATAGATTTAATAACGACCTTTTGTTCTGCATTAGAAATGCGGATATTTATTATTGGGAATACGATAATACTTTTGCAACTAGGGCCGTATTGCTTTCTTCGCTTAATGGCGCATCAGATGTTCCGCAACTTGTTGGCAGTATTCTTATGTCTCAACAAGATAGGCACTTACTGGCGTTTGGTTGCACCGAATACAGCACAAATAACTATGACCCGCTTTTAATTCGTTGGGCAAGTCAAGATGCTCCCGAATGGTGGACTCCGGGCAATGTAACAGTTACATCAACTGGCGCCTTGAGTTCTGCTGGATTTTTTCGTTTAGCAAACGGTTCGCAAATTATTAAAGCAGTTAGAACAAGACAAGAAATTCTTGTATTTACTGATTCTAGTTTATATTCAATTCAATATGCTGGAACTGAAGAAGTTTTTATTCCTCCTCAAGAATTTGCAGACAATATTTCTATTATTTCTACAAACTCTGCCATCACAGTAAATAACGTTACATATTGGATGGGAATTGATAAGTTTTATGCTTATAACGGTAGAGTAGAAACTTTGTCCTGTACCTTACGTCAATATGTCTTCCAAGACATTAATCTTGCCGCTGCCCCTCAAGTTGTTTGTGGAACAAATGAACAATTCAATGAGGTGATTTGGTTTTATCCAAGCCGGGATTCAAACGAAGTTAACAGATATGTTATTTACAACTATCTGGAAAATCTTTGGTACTACGGTCAACTGGAAAGAACCGCTTGGTTGGATTCGTCTCTTCGCTTCTATCCTCAAGCTGCTTCTACAAGCGGTTGGTTGTTTAATCACGAAAACGGTACTAATGATGATGACCTTCCGATGCAGTCATATATTTCATCGGGTGACATTGACATTGAAAGCGGCGACCAATTTATGTTGATTCGCCGCATTATTCCTGACGTTAACTTTACTGGCTCAAGCGCTAATGATGCTAGTGTTGATTTAACAATCAGTCCGCGCAATTTCCCCGGTTCGTCATATGCAACAAATAACGCAGAAGGAACGGGCCTTACAAAAGCGGTGGAACTTTCAACTACCGTACCAATTGACCAATACACAGACCAAGTTTTTGTCCGCGCCAGAGGGCGTCAGATTAGATATAAAATTGAATCTGATGGATTAAATGTGCAATGGCAACTTGGCATTCCGCGTATTGATACACGCCCAGATGGAAGGAAGTCTTAATGGGCATGATTAACTTTAAAGCGCCTGCCCTGCCGCTTCCTACAAATCAATACGATACAAACCAACAAAATCAACTGTTGCGCGCTTTGCGTTTGTATTTCAACAACATAGACTCTTTAACTCCAGTTCAGTCTGAATACTTTAAAGGGCGCGGCGACCAGCTTGTAATGCCGTATGGGTCTTTTTTTAGTACGTCTACCCAGACGGCTGCAAGCACTACAGTCTCTTATGCCATCACATATTCAAATACTGACGTATCAAATGGCGTAACTCTTTCAAACTCATCTAGATTAAATGTTACCTATCCCGGCATTTATAACATTCAATTTAGTGTTCAGTTATCAAATGATACTAACAACACAATTGATATTGATGTGTGGCTAAGAAAAAACGGGTCCGATGTTAGTAACACAAACAGTCGATTTGGTCTCGCTCCAAGAAAGAGTGCTGGAGACCCATACCACACAATAGGCGCTTTAAACTTATTTGTTCAACTTGATGCCAATGATTATGTAGAATTGTATTGGAGAACAACAAATACAACTGCCGTCATTCAATATTATGCGGCGGGCACAAGTCCTACAAGACCTGCTGTACCGTCTGTCATTACCACAGTATCATTTGTGTCTGCAATTTAAACGGTGAAATTATGAGCCTAAAAAACCTAGCCCAACATCTTGCCGCGCATGGTCGTGGTAATGACAAGATGCTTATGCACGTTACCCCAGCAGAGGTTGCTGGACTTCAAAGCATTGCTATGGCGGCTGGCGGTAGACTTTCGGTGAATCCTCATACGGGACTTCCAGAGGCTGGGTTTTTTGAAGATTTTCTTCCCACGATTCTTGGCACCGTTGCGGGATTTGCTACTGGCAATCCTTACATTGGCGCTACTGTAGCGGGTGCTAGTGAAACTGCAAAGAGCGGTAATTTATTGTCGGGTGTCATGACTGGACTTACTGCATTTGGTATGCAGGGTCTTGGGCAAACTCTGGCTAATACTGGCGCTAACACTGCAAGCCAAGCTGCTAATGCGGCCACTCAAGCTGGTCAAGCCGGTGGTGTTGGCCTTACCCTACCTGCCGGTGCCGCAGATGCGGTAAGCGGACTTACTGGCGCTGGAAAGATTGGATTTAGCGCGCCAGCAAGTTCTGTTGCATCAAACATTGGTTCTTCTGTGCCCGGTATCGGTGATATTGCCTCTGGAATTGGTGGCGGGGCAAGCAAAGCAGCCGATTTGTTTACCATGAGCAATCCGGCAAAATTAAATATGTCAAACATTTTGTCTGGAGTTAAAGGCGTATTTCAGCCGGGCGGTCTTGATGCATTCAAGACTGCTGGCGGAGCGGCTGGCGCTCCTCTTACTGGAAAAGAAATGATTTCGCGGATTGCTGCGCCTGTTTACGGTCTTGGTTTAATGGGCAGCCAGACAACTCCAGAAAAAAAAGAACAAGATTACGGAGACTACGTTCCGCTTTCTGAAGTGCGTAAACGTTATGGTTATGCAATGGGCGGAGATGTGGATACAAGTCGCCAACAAATAAATTTTGATATGCGCAACAAACCAATGGGCGAGCGCAATGATATTGACGGTGGTTATGCCAAAGGCGGTTATTTAAATGGGGATGGCGATGGCATGAGTGATAGCATCCCCGCAACCATTGAGGGTAAACAACCTGCGCGTTTGGCGGATGGCGAATTTGTTATCCCAGCAGATGTTGTAAGTCATCTTGGAAATGGTTCTACAAAAGCTGGCGCTCAACGTTTATATGAAATGATGTCGCGTGTTAGAAAGGCTCGTACAGGAAATCACAAGCAAGGCAAACAAATCAACCCAAATAAATTTATTCCAACATGAGACTGCAAAATGTTGCTCAGGGTCATATTCAAGTAATGTGGCCCGAAGTGAAAGAATATATTGAGAGTGCGTTAAAATTTAGTGGTGGAGAATATACTGCCGAACAATTAAAGGTTTTTTTGATTCGTGGTGAACAAACCTTATTGGTTATTGTTGATGATAAAAATAAGATTCATGGCTGCACTACTGTGCAGTTGATTGACTATCCAAATTTCCGGGTAGCTTTTATTACAAGCATTGGCGGGAGATTAATTTCAACGCCAGACAGTTTTCAGGATTTGGTGAATTGGGCCAAATTTAACGGAGCAACTAAGATTCAGGGCGCGGCTCGCGCATCAATCGAAAGATTGTGGCGCAAGTTATACAAATTTGAGCGGCGTTATGCAATTGTGGAGAAAGATATATGAACCGCTTACTTTTAGCCGAAATGCCAGACCTTCCGATGGAAGCATTTTTGCACATTGGTGATAAAAAAATTAAACCGCAAAAGGGCGGCGGTGGCGGCACTCAAACTGTTACTCAGCAAAACTATCCGCCCGAACTTGCCCCGCTTATCAAAGAATCTGGAGAGCTGGCAAAAAACGTTGCTGCCCTTCCTTATGTTGGATATGGCGGCGAACGTATTGCCGAATTTACCCCAGAGCAGTTATTTGTTCAGCGTGCTGTTATGGGTCTTGAAAGACCGGAGGAGTTTGGTGCTGCTTCTCGCGGTACAGCACGCGCAGGCGAATTAGGTTATTCATCTGCGCAACAAGGATTGAGTCGTGCATTGGGCTACACGCCCGGTACATTTTCTCGCGATACTGCTCAGTATTACATGAGTCCTTATGAACAGGCGGTAACTGATGCCGCGCTTCGCGAAGCCGAGCGTTCTTATGGCATGGAGCAACGTCGTGCAAATCTTCAGGCCGGTGCGCGTGGCGGTTTGGGTGGTAGCGCACAAGCATTACGAGAATCAGAAGCCGCTCGCAATTACTCGACACTTCGTTCTGACATCCAAGCCAAGGGCCGCCAAGAAGCATTCCAACAAGCGCAAGCACAGTTTGAGCGTGACCGTTCTGCTGCCGCTACCGCTGCTCAATTAGCCGGTCAGGTTGGAACATATGGTCTTGGTCAAGCCACCACGGCTGCGGGACAAATGGCTGACATTGGACGCGGCGTACAAGCGTCTGATTTGGAACGTATGCAAGCACAAGGTCGCATTGGCGAACAAATTCAAAATCGTAATCAACAAATTATGTCGCTTCAGTACGAAGACTTTCTTCGTCAGCGCGGATACCCAGCAGAACAGGCGGCATATTTTTCTTCCATTTTGCGCGGCCTGCCAATTCAACCGGGCGGGAGCACAGTTTCTACTGCAATGATGGGCAATCCTACCGCGCAGACATTTGGCGGAATATTGCAACTTTTGGCTCAGTCTAAGTTAATTTAGTCGGGTGATATATGAATCTTCTTAAAGCGCAAGATTTACTAAAAGGCGTGCCCGACCAGCAACTACAGCAGATGCTCCAACGCCCACCGGGCACAATTCCACCGTTTCTGATTGTCTCAGAGGCTGCCAGACGCTCTAAGGTGCGTCAGGAGTATCAGGGTGATATGCAAGGCAAGCCGCCCACTTCTACGGTCATAGAAGACCTTATGAACAATATGGGTGTGGCTGCACTTAAACCCCCGGGCCAACAGCAAGTACCCGTTCAAACACCTCAAATGCCTGCCGCACCTCAAGAACCTGTCCAGATGTATGACGGCGGGATTGTTGCGTTTGCAAATGGCGGTCTTCCTTCTGTGGAAGACGTTGAAAGTTATCTTGCCCCACGAGCCGGTGGTTCTGAGTCTGGGTTTGACGCAAGCGTTGCTCCGTATATCCCCGGGCTTGATGGCCGCGTTCGCGCTGGCGTAATGGGGTCTGCAAATCCAAAGCAAACAATCTCCGGCTACCAGATTGGTTATGAAGACGGTGTAAACGCTGCAATGGCAAGAATTATTCCAACTCCAGCCGGAAACATTGTTGGCGGCGAATATCGTCGCCAACTTGGCAATGATTCTGAAGTTGCCGTTCGTGGAAATTACAATCCATATGGCGAGATGCCAGCAATGGATTTCCGTCAGGCTCCTGTATCTGTTGAGTACACCAAGCGGTTTGACAAAGGTGGGATTGCCTTTTTTCAAGGTGGCGGCCCCGCCGATATGTATCAGTTCATGCCGGAGTACGCGCAGAACATCAATATTGAAGAACTCCCGGGCTTTGACGACTTTATGGGTCAGGCACGAACGGCAATGGGTTCTAGCGAACTGCCCAAATATCGTGAAGAAATTGAAGCGGAACGCGCTCGCATGGCAAAGGAAGAGCCTAACGATATTTCCAGTACCCTGAAATACATCGGGCGCGGTCTTGCTCAATCAAAGTCAAGAGATTTTATGAGTTCTCTCGCGCAAGGCATTAGTGCCGGGTTTGAAATGCAAGAACAAGCGCAACTTAAGAATCGTGAATCTCAGCGTCAACTGCGCGCATCCGAGATTGAACTTGCCCAGAAAGAACGTGCAGAGCGTGCTGGTTTGTTTGGTCTTGCCAAACAACTTGAGGCTAATGCATTACAAAAGCGCAATAGCGCTATTAATCAACATCAACAAGCAGCGCAATTGGCACTTACTGGTAGACATTATCAAGATGTGGCCTTCGATTCTGCTGAACGTCGCGGTATTGATTTAAAGCAACTTGGGCTTGAGGAGCAACGTCTTAATATTGAAAGAACGCGACTTGCCAATCAAGACAGACTTAGCGCAAAAGATATTATTTCGCTATCAACAGACCTTTCTTCGCAACTTAGTCAGGCTAGAAAGCGTCTTGATGACTTTTATGCCGCAGCAAGTGCCGACCCAACAAATTGGTATTCGATTGAAAAGGAAAGAATTAAAAGTCTGCCAAGCGTTTCGGAACAAAGGGTGGCAAGGGAAAGATTACGTCAAGGTTTAGAATCACAATATGGAATAACTGATTTACAATCGAGGCTTCAGCAGTTACAAAAATTGAATAAATAGTATGCCCGTAACTATTGACATACCCGGACTTGGACCAGTCTCAATCCCTGACAATGTTCAAGAGGGTCAGGTGGATGCGTATGTTCAATCTGTTGCAAAAAAACGTGGCATAAAACTAGCGGAAGAGGCTCCGGCCCCCGCACCAGACAAGTCATATGGCGTCATGCCTGCTCTGCGGGATATTGGCGTTAGCGCAGCCGGTATCGTCCCCGGTTTAATTGAAAC